CGCAAGTCCGGGAGGTGTTGATACTACTCACCAGGTAGGGTTTTGACTATTTTTCGTCAAGATACTCTAGAATAGAATACCAATCTAGAGTTGCATCTGGATAGATGCGTTTGGTATAGTATATGTCATCCCATGATATATGGGTAAACACCGTGGTATACCTGAAAGCAGGATTACGTGCTCTAATTGTAATCTTGCCATTCCTCACGTAACCACCTACAAAAGCCTCCAAAAGTCCATCTGGGTTGTAAAAACCTAGATATGGAGGCTTGTTTGGACTAAAACGCCTAGGAATAGGTACTAATTTCTTGTACCTAGAACCATGGCGCTTAAAGCTCGAGTAGAAGCCGGAGCTGGGATCCTCGTAAAATGGCACATAATTCTTGCAAAACTTACGCAAGAAGGCCATCGTACTAGGTAATAAAACCCAATTCCGACACTGCCAGAGAAGTAGTCCATTGTAGACAGCGTTGATATTCGCTTGTGATTTTAGGGACTTTATATAAAACCCACGGATGTTCTTTCCGTAGTAAAAGTCCTGACCACAAGACTCACGAAAGTAACCAGTTGAGAAGCTTTTATCGTAGTTAACGATAAAGCCAAACATCTGGAGTGCTTCGCAGACAAAATAAAAAGCATCATTTTTAACGATGATGTCGTCTCCGAAAACACTAAAGTTGCGATTATGCGAAGAGCACTTTGGAGAAATCCCAAGTACTCTATAGCATGCAACTACGATCGTGGCGAACAAATATGTTTGCAAAGGGAAAGTAAATCCATTTCCCATTGTCGATAACATATTCATATAAACCTCATTAGATCCAACTCGACAAGTTGGGCTGCGGTAAGTTTGCAGGAGCCTTAAAAACTCCAATGGCATAACTTCACACAAGAGGTCTATACTAATTGTATCCGACGCAGACGAGAGATCTATAGTGGCGAAATTCTGCCTAATAGAACCCTCTTGCGCCATAAGCCTATTTACTGATTGCTGGTTTGCGACCTCACCATCTCGGCTTTCGCCGAGACGGATATTGAAGTCTCTCACCAAACGTTTTTCAATAAGCTTTCCGAGACCAAGCTGAAAGAACATATTCAACGGAGGTTCGGTACAAATAGTTCGCGATATATCAACATTTTTAGGAACTGTCGATAGTACGTTCCCGTTGACAATTCCATCTCCGTGTTTGGCATATCTGGCTAATTCAGCAGCGTGCCAAGTATTTGAAAGATGGTAGGTGCTTCTCCTATATTGCGAATGCAATAGAGATAGAGTACTACTAAGTGTGGAGTCAAACAATTTCGTATAGAAATTGTATGATTGGCAACCCAGGCTCGCGCCTGGACCAGTACCCCCTGCTTCAACAATACGAAGCAGTGAGTAGTCCATACATTCGTAGCTCTTTTTGGAAAAAGATCTCCAAAGAGAAGCTTTAACCTCTCCGACGACTTCAGCAAGCTGAGTAGTCAGGGGATTAAGGGAAAAATTCCCACATAACTCATTGCAGTCCATAAATTTCTGGATAGCAGCAGCATTAGCTTCTACGGAAGTTTCATCCTCAAATTTCTTGAAGATGGCTTTGCGGAGGAACAATGCAGCTGCCTGCTTATGCGTCATGTCCGAGGTTAAGAACTCACTAGAAGTGAAATTCACCAAGTCAATATCGAGATGATGTAATAACTCAGATTTACTAATCATGATACACCTTTCTAATAGAACAGCTAGTTAACCAAGGAGACCTGTAACAACTGTGTCTCCCATGGCAGCAGAGAGTTGATTAAGCGCTCCAATGTGCAAAGAAAGCATTGCACGAAGGTTCGCCTGATCATACACATCTGCTCCAGCTGGAATATTAATTTCCGATGCAATAGTAGCAATTTGCACTGGTTGGTTTACGGCAGGCGTAACCCCTTTCCTGGTAAAAATCTTATGTGTGTTTTTAGGCACATTATTGATTATACCAGTAATAGGATTAGCCTTACCGAGAACCTTAAAAAACTTGGCCCTGTAATAAGACCAAGTGAAAGGTGATGATTGAGAATGGGTGGTAACACCCGTCTGAGTCCCACCAAGAGCTGTTACAGCCCATTGTTTACCATTTAAATCAGCAGCAATATCAGCTGATATGGTATACGTAGGGGCCGTGAAGCCCGTTTGTGCACCACCAGTAACTGGGGTGCTAAGAGCGATCGTCATGATGACAATCCTTTCTCCCTTAAAAGGGAAATGACTACATTATGCACCTCTTATTCTATAAGAGGTACGATTATGACTCAACGCAAGGGCGACTAAGTTTAGTTTCTTTAAAAAACTTGGCCGTTTTAGATTGAAGGTAGGGTATTGAAGATTCGTTACCCTTTTCAATGTTTTGGTTGAGAACGTAAACGCTCCTGGTACATTGACATCGACTGAGAGGATAGTATAACCAGCCGCAATTTCAAGGCTGTCTCTCACCCGCATGTGATAAAGAGTTTCTATCACTTCGGTTTGGGAAGTCCATGCGATGTTGTCAGTTACTGCAAAGGCGGTGTTAATAACATCACCGACAGTTGTAAAGTAATCAACAACAAAAGACCAAGGAATGAGTTCATACAAAGTAGGAATAAAGTTCAGAGAATCGAACCCTAATCCAACCTGTAATTTCTCAAAACTTGGATCAATGCCCGGTAATAGGCCGACATGAGAATAAATAGCAAGAGTTGTTTCCTTACTATCATTCTCGATTAACTTACTGCCTTGAGCAATATTATTAGCACCAGAGAAAACTGGTGAATCATAATGTGCTCTATACACGTCAGACACCTTCGCGAGTTCTTGCGAAGTTGAATAAGCGCGTAAAGCAGTAAAGATGTCGTTGACATCCATGAAAAGTGGACGCCAACCGAATTGAAACTCGAGCCACGTATCAGATACGATAGATTGTATGATACGCCTCCTACCATCTTGATTGATGCCACGTATATTAGCTTTTAAACTTTTATACTCAACAGCTTTCAGATAGTTATGAAGCCCAAGATGAAGGGCTTCAAGAGGATTACGCAACATACGCAACGTTTGCGAAATTTCGCCTAGCAAGACAGGGCATTGCCCATGTCGAGATCGGTCAGAAACTTTTGCATACGCATGCGTATAAGCTGCGGAGCGGGCCGGTGTAAAATCTATAGCAGGGTGACCAAAGACGGGTTGTTGATTATTCAAAAACCCCGTTTCTATTAAGGTCCCAATCTTCTTGTCAGACGTCCGTTGAATAGTCTTACGAAAATTCGCGGGTTGAGCCTTGACAATCGTCCTTATTTCCATATCACGCGGGGTCGTCGCATTTTGCTTTAACGCAATTTGTTTCTTCCACGCCGGGTTATCATAGCCCGTTGCGACCTTTGAAACGGTCACATTGTAAGATGAAGATAGGTTCGTAGGAAAGATGCTATTAGAATTAGCACGCGGTAGGATTACTTTATCGCTAAAATACGTTTTGGTAACGGGGTCACCAAAATGAGTATCATTTGCCATATTTCACCCCCTTGACACCTGTATAACTATAGGTATCAAGAGCTGCTTTTTCAAAGGCAGCAACACATTCCGCCGTATTGTTACATCTAGCCAGTATAGAAAAGAATATACCGGCTATTCCAATAAGCGAAATAATCAGTCGAAAATGCTTAGGCATGATGAATCTCCTCAGACGATGGACTATTAGTAATTAAACTAAAAGTACCATCGTCTGTGACATATACGTGTTCAATGACTAAATCGTCATCGCGCGCGTATACTCTACGAGCCATTAATTTGACTTGTAAAAGATCATCGTGCCTCGCACGGACATCATCGTGGGTTAGACACCCACTATAACATCCGCAAGGCCTCGCCGTACGATCAGGGTGCAATGGACAAAGTCCAAACACAATGAAAGGGTACGAGGTAAGCTGACGAGAAGTGAATATTGATTCACCAATCGGTACGACAGTGTTTCTCTTATGGAATAACATGGTAGTTCTCCTATACATGGTTAGAAATACGGC